AATAAGCCCAAGGACAGAAAGTACCGGGCTGGCCGCAAAGGTAAAGGCATATCCGACGGCAATCGCCGCAACTTTAAGGCTGATCAGACCGATAACAGTATAACCGATTACTTTGCTGACATTCGGATGTTCTTCTGCCCATTTACTGACGGAGTTAGCCCATCCGGCAAAAGTTCGCATTGTTTTGGCCAAAGTCGGAAGTAAAACCGATCCAAAAGAAATAGAGATACTTTCAAGTGCTGATTTCAGTTCCAGAAAGGCACCATAGGTGGTTGCTTTCATACGATCAGCCATTTCCTGAGCCGCACCCTGCGAGTGATTGATCTTATCCAGAACTTCATCCAGTCGCATCGTCTGTATGCTCTTAAAGATATTCAAAGCGCCGGGCGCAGCACGATCACCAAAAATAGCCTTAACAGCAGACAGTTTTTCTTCATCACTGGCATCTTTCAGGGCAACATTCATATCCCGCAGAATGTCAATCATTGACCGCATTTTGCCGTTGCTGTCAAAGATTTTAACCCCCATCTGGGTTAAATGTGCCTGCGTATAAGCAGCCTGCTTGGCAACATCGGGCATTTCCTCTGCTGTCAGATGAAGTTCTTTCCGCATTTTCTCCAGAACTTTAGCACCTTTGCCAACCGGAGCGGCTAATCGCAGATAGGCCGCGCGGAGCATGGTACCTGACATCGTCGCCTGAATACCGGCATCGCCGAGCACACCTGCCAAAACGGCCGTTTCTTCCAAAGTTCCGCCCACAGCCGCAGCCACCGGCGCTGCGTACTTCATGGTTTCTCCCAACATAGAGACATCGACGTTGGTTGTTCTGGCTGCCTGTGCCAAAACGTCTGTTACTCTGGTAGTTTCCTCAGCTTTAATACCAAATCCGGTTAAAATATTGGAAGCAATATCAGCGGTCCTGCCCAAGTCCATATTTCCGGCAATTGCCAAATTAAGTGCTGCCGGGGTAGCTTTAAGAATTTGCTGGGTATTGAAACCGGCCATACCAAGAAACTGCATGGCTTCCGCAGCCTGTGCCGAAGTATATTGCGTTGTTCGTCCAAGTTCTCGCGCTAATTCAGTAAGCGATTTAAATCCCTGGCTATCTGCCGCCTCGCTGGTAATCGCGCCGACTTTAGCCATTGCAAATTCAAAGTCAACAGCGGGTTTGATTGTGCCGTATAGTGCTGTCCCCAGTGCGACGGCATCAAACATCTGTGAACGCATGGACGAACGTCTGGCCAGATTAGCAGCTTTGGCATTGTCAATCCTCTGTATCTGAGCCTGACGGGCTTTGAGCGTGTTCAGGGATCTACCGAGCGCATTGGTTTCTTGGGTCAACGTGCGGGTATCAATACCAGCCTGCCGCAACGCGCTTCCCATGTCACGCGTCTGACGTCCTACCGTTTGGAAGGTTGTTTTAGCCTTGTCAAAGTTTCTTTCAGCCTTTTTAATATCCTGAGACAGGCTTTTAGTCGGAGCTCCGACTGTATTCATCTCCTGTTTGAGGCGGTTCAGCCGTTCCCGTGCCTCTTTATAAGCCTGTCCGACTTGGTACAAAGCACGGGATTGCTGTTTGTAGGCCTCAATTTGCGCCGCTTTTCCCTCTACGCTCTTTATCGTCGCTCCGAGTTTGGAGAGCTGTTTATCGGCAGTGGTAAAAGAATTTTTGAATGTACTGCCAAGTTTGGCTCCGATTAAGATTGATACTGCGGCTCTGGTATCAGCCATTATTTATACTTTCATAAAATTTAACGGCTTTTTCATACCAGCCGACAAAATCTTCCTCGTCCAAGTCCAAAATCTCGGACAAAGACCAGTGAGTAATGTGTGAGAGGGTTATTACGGCTTCTTGGAGGTCGCCCTTTATTTGAAAAAATCCAAATAAGCCCGTTGCAGAGCCTGATAGTCTTTCTCATCCAGCTCTTGC